AACAAACAACGCTTATGGTGCAGGTGGAGGAAACTCTAGTGGTACTGTAACAGATGGTACACAAAGGGTACTTACAGAAGCTATCTTAAAAGGTGAGTTAAAATCTTGCTTTGATAATGGTGGCGACCCTGACCTACTATTAGTTGGTTCATTCAACAAACAAAAAGTATCTGGTTTTACAGGTAACTCAACTCGTATGGACATGGCAGAAGATAGAAGCTTAGTAGCTACTATTGATGTTTATGTTTCTGACTTCGGTGAAGTAAGAGTTGTAGCTGACAGATTCCTACGTTCTTCAGGTAGAAGTGCGTTGGTTGTTGATACAGAAATGTTTGCGACTGGTTTCTTAAGACCTTTCCAAACACAAGAACTAGCAAAAACTGGTGATGCTGAAAAACGCTTACTACTCGCTGAGTGGACACTCGTTGCTAAAAATGAAGCATCTTCAGCTACTATTGCTGACTTGACAACTTCATAAAAAATATTTTTCATGTAACTTTCTCATCATGAAAGGGGGCAGGTTTTTCTCATATTGTTTTCCTGTCCCCACCCAAGATACTGATTAATAATGACCTTGAAGAACGTATCGCTTCGGAACGAGGGTTATTAACTAGGAGACTTTAATGAGAACATTAAATGATTATTTTGTAACAGCAGAGATAGAAGACGTATCTACTGCATCTAGTACATTCGTTGCTATCCCAGATGGTGGACGAGTAGTTAAAATTATATCTGCACTACAAGGTGCTATTAGTGGTGGTAATGCTGCAGTTTCTTTTGAAATTGGTGGCACAGCTATTACTGGTGGTGGTATTACAGTTGCTCACTCAGGTTCAGCAGCAGGTGATGTAGATACATCAGTTCCTACAGCAGCTAACTCAGTTGAAGAAGACGGAACTATTGAAATGATAACAGATGGTGGTTCTACAGGTGCTAAAAAATTATTAGTAACATTTGTAATTAGGAGATAAGCATGTCAAGAATGAGAGTAACAAACACTATCGTAAGAAGTGTAAATACTGGCTCACAACAATCTACAGCTACTAATGCAAACACTGAGTATGTCAGAATTATGTCTGATACTAATGGTGTTCATATTGCTTTTGGTGCATCACCAACAGCTTCAGCAAGTACAACTATACTTGGTGCTTATGACCCTGAAGTATTTAAGATTGATGGTGGCATGAAGGTCGCAGCAATTATTGCTAGTGGCACAGCTAATGTTTACATAGATGAGTTAAGTGAATGAAACGTAAGATAGGACAAAATCAGATATTTCATTATCATAATCCTACTGGCGAGTTCGCTATAGAACACATCGAAGATATACAACCCCTTATTGATTCTAATAAGAAATTACAGAATGAGGACCATCATAAAGCAGATGAGTTTAGACTCTCTGCTCGTATACCAATGACTGTAGTTTATGAATGGAAAAGACTATTTGGGGTTGACTTATTTAATAAAGACCACAAAGAAGCAGTAAAAAAACTTATTAACAGTCCTGATTACAGGTATCTAAAGACAACCAATAGGCGAATATAATGGCAATTACTAATTACTCAGAACTCAAATCAGCTATTGCTGACTGGTTAGATAGAACAGATTTAACTGACTCTATTCCTGATTTTATTACACTAGCAGAAACTAGACATAAAAGAGATTTTAAAATTAGAAGAATGGAAACAAGGGTTACAGCAAACACTATAGCTGATACTGAGTATTACACATTGCCTGATAACTATGTTGCAATGCGTAATATACAACTCAATACTGACCCTAAGACACCTTTAGAATACTTAACACCAGAACAAATGGATAGACTTTATGCAGGAAGCAATAAAGGAAAACCTAAAGCATACAGTATTATTGGTAATGATATACAGCTAAGACCAACACCTGATAGTGCATACGAAATAGAAATATTATATTTTAAACACTTTGCTGCATTATCAGATTCAGCACCTACTAACGAGATGCTAACAAATCATCCTGATGCTTACCTATATGGAGCATTGGTTGAAGCAGAACCTTATTTACAAAATGACAAAAGATTACAAACATGGTCTAGTCTCTATGATAGAGCAAAAAATGATATAATAAGTTCTAATGAAAGAGATAGACATTCAGGTGTAGCTCCTACAACAAGAGTTGATTACGGATTATATTAATGACAGTTTGGGCAGAAAAATCTACAACAAGTACAGCTTGGGAACTTACAGGCACATTTTTATTTAAAACAGAAGATGATTTGTTTTTATTTGCAACAGAAGACAACAATACCTTACAGCAAGAAAACATCCCAGTATTAACAGTTGATGATTGGACAGTACAATCGACAACAGCAACCACATGGACATAAATGGCAAATAAGAAATTTTCAGAATTAACAGAAGTTACCACCCCCAATAGTGCATCTATATTTGCTACAGCTTATGATGGGGATAACTTTAAAGTTACACTAACAAACATCGCTGCAAACATGCCATCTATTACTACGACTGGCACAGTTACAGCTACAACATTTGTAGGTAACGTAACAGGTAATGTTACAGGGTCAATTACAGGTAACGCAGATACAGCTACAGCTTTAGCTACAGGTCGTACAATAGGTATGACAGGTGATATTACTTGGACTTCAGCATCTTTTAATGGCACAGGTAATGTAACAGGTACAGCAGCAATAGGTAGTGGTGTTATTGTCAATGCCGATGTCAATGCAAGTGCTGCAATAGATGCAAGTAAAATACATGATGGCACAGTTTCTAATACAGAATTTGGATATTTAAATGGTGTTTCTTCTGCAATACAAACGCAGATGAACACAAAGATTACAGCTAGTTCTACAGATACTCTAACAAACAAGACTATCAATACAGCTAGTAATACGATTACAATAGTAGAAGCAGATATATCAGACCTCGGCTCATATATCACAGCATCTTCTACAGACACACTAACTAATAAGACATTTAATGCTAATGGAACAGGCAATAGTCTTTCTAATGTCGAGGTAGCAGATTTAGCATCAGGTGTTCTTGATACAGATATATCAAGTGTATCAGGAAGTGATGATACACTAGCATCAGCAAAAGCAATTAAGACTTATGTAGATGCACAAGTTACAGCACAAGACCTAGACTTTCAGGCAGATACAGGTGGTGCATTATCTATTGACCTAGATACTGAAACACTAACCTTTACTGGTGGTACAGGTATAGATACAAGTGGTAGTGGTAATGCAGTTACTTTTGCGATTGATTCAACTGTTGCAACTTTATCAGGCACACAAACACTAACCAATAAAACAATCAATAGTTCGTCAAATACAATAACGATTACAGAATCAAACATATCTGATTTAGGTTCTTACATTACTGCAAGTTCAACTAATACTCTAACTAATAAGTCAGGAAGTAACAGTCAATGGACTAACGATGCAGGGTTTATTACAGCTTCATCTACAGATACACTTACCAATAAATCAGGTAACATTAGTATGTTTACTAATGATTCATCATACTTAACTGGCAACCAAACAATAACATTAAGTGGTGATGCTAGTGGTAGTGGAACAACAGCTATTACAGTTACAGTTGCAGATGATTCGCACAACCACATCATATCTAATGTCGATGGATTACAAACAGCACTAGATGGCAAGGTAACAGAAACTGCTAGTACAGGAAGTGCCGAAATACCTGTAGGTACGACAGCTCAACGAGATGGCTCACCTGCAACTGGTATGTTTAGATTTAACTCTACAACAACAGGATTCGAGGGCTACAATGGTAGTGCTTGGGGTGCGATTGGTGGAGCAGGTGGTGGTGCTACTGGAGCAGGTGGAGATGAAGTATTCCAAGAAAACGAAAGAGTTGTTACAACAAGCTATACTTTATCTACTAATAAATCAGCGATGTGCGTTGGACCATTAACAATTAATTCAGGGGTTACAGTAACAATTCCATCAGGAGAGAGGTTAGTTATCTTATGACAGTTAAGATTAATGCAGATACATCAGATGGATTAAAGATAGTATCAGACACAAGTGGTGCTATAGATTTTCAATCTAATGGTTCTACAAAAATGTCAATGGACGCTAGTGGTAATCTTACAGCAAACTCTTTTGTAGGAAGTGCATTAAAATTACTACATGTTCAAGATGAAAAAGGAACAACAACACATGGTGGTTCTGCTAGTGCAAATACAGATAATATTAGAGATTTAAACACAGTAAAAACAAATGAAATTACAGGAGCTAGTCTTTCATCTAATCAAATAACATTACCTGCTGGAACGTATTTTGTCGAAGCATTGGCAAGTGGTTTAGCAGTAGACCATCACAGAGCATTTTTATATAACGTAACTGATAGTGATATAGAAGTTTTAGGTATGCAGATTTTCAATTCTGCTTGGAACACATTAACTAGTGGATTTTCTCCTGTTTATGGAAGATTTACTATATCAGGCACAAAAGTATTTGAACTAAGACATAGAACACAAAGTGCAAAAGCCGATATAGGATTAGGGCATTATATGAATGATACTAGAAGTTCTATATATTCAAGTGTAATTATAAGGAAGATATCATAATGAAATATGCACTCATAGAAGGTAATGTAGTAAAACAAATATCATATATAGTAGAAGATGGTTATGTCGAGGTAAGTGATGACGTTTTTGCTGACATGGTAAAAAAAGATGATGGCTCATATGACTACACAGATGAAGTAAAAGCAGTAGCTCAACAAGTAATACAAGAAGAAACAGACAGACAAACAAGCAGAGCAAGTGGCAAAGCAAAGCTAAAAGAATTAGGATTAACAGATGCTCAAATTAAAGCGTTGGTAGGTGAATAATGGCATTAACATTACATGGTACAGAATTAGATAATGTAGATGTTCTCGTTGATGGGAAAATTGAAGTTGATATGTTTAGACTTACTACTGACACAAGTGGTGGTACTAATGCTGATTTGACTGCAAATCTTGAAAGATGTGATACTGATGGTTTTGCTAAAATAGGAACAGGTATGACTGAATCTTCAGGTATTTTTACATTTCCACGAACAGGTGTATATGAAGTAAAAGTACATGCAATGATAGAAACAGCAGATGGTGATGGCACAGCTGTATTGGCAACTCATGTAACTACAGATAACAGTAGTTATAATCCAAGTGCAGATGCTGTTGGTGGTGATGACCAAGGAACTAATAGTGTTCAAGTAACAGCATATTCTCAATGTTTTGTAAATGTAACAGACACATCACAAGTTAAAGTAAAATTTGTAACATCATCTTTTGGCTCTAACTCGTATATAAGAGGAAATTCAAATAAAAATGAAACATCATTCAGTTTTATAAGATTAGGAGATAGTCAATAATGGCATTAGTAATTAAAGGTAGTACAAGTGGGCAAGTAACTATAGATGTTCCTTCTGAAGCAGGTACACGAGCAATTAATTTTCCTGCTGTATCAGGAAATGTTTTAACAGATGGCTCGGCTCTACCTGCAATAGATGGTTCTGCATTAACAGGGCTTAGTGGTGGAATAACACAAGCAGATATATGGAGATTGACTACAAATGTAACATCAGATACAGGTGGTGTTAGTAATTTTGAAAGAGCAGATGACGGAGTAACAGGCAAAGTTGGTAGTGGTGTAAACTTTTCAAACCCTTACTTTTCATTTAATGAAACAGGTATATATATGATTGAATCAATGGTTACTTTTGTTCCTACAGATGATAACGATAATATAAATTGGGTTACTGTTGCATACAATAGTGCAACATCATCATCAGATACACTTACTACTGCAACAGGTGGAGACCCTATAATTTCAGCTTATTCAACATGTTTTTATGATGTAACAAGCACGACAAATAGCAAACTTTATTTTCAAGCATTATCAATAGGGTCAGGTAGCTATATACAGGGAGACACAAATGAAAATTTAACTTGTGTAAGTTTTATTAGACTTGGAGATACATAATGGCAAAAGATTATCTACAACTATCATTAGCTTATTTTAATACAGATAAAGGTCAATGGTATAAATGGAAAAAAGATTATACTGGTAGTGAAAGAATGGCATATGCTAACT